AGTTGTTTTAACTGGTGCAGTAGGAGTAGTTGTGGTTACTGGTGCAGTAGGAGTAGTTGTTTTAACTGATGTACTTGGTGTAGTTGATGTTGTGGTTATGGTTACTGGTGCAGTAGGAGTAGTTGTGGTTACTGGAGCAGTAGGAGTAGTTGTTTTAACTGATGTACTTGGTGTAGTTGTAGTTACTGGGGCTGTAGGAGTAGTTGTGGTTACTGGTGTACTTGGTGTAGTTGTAGTTACTGGGGCAGTAGGAGTAGTTGTTTTAACTGGTGTACTTGGTGTAGTTGTAGTTACTGGGGCTGTAGGAGTAGTTGTGGTTACTGGGGCAGTAGGAGTAGTTGTAGTTACTGGGGCAGTAGGAGTAGTTGTGGTTACTGGGGCAGTAGGAGTAGTTGTTTTAACTGGTGTACTTGGTGTAGTTGTGGTTACTGGGGCAGTAGGAGTAGTTGTGGTTACTGGGGCAGTAGGAGTAGTTGTTTTAACTGGTGTACTTGGTGTAGTTGTGGTTGTGGTTACTGGTGCAGTAGGAGTAGTTGTTTTAACTGATGTACTTGGTGTAGTTGTGGTTACTGGAGCAGTAGGAGTAGTTGTTTTAACTGGTGTACTTGGTGTAGTTGTGGTTACTGGAGCAGTAGGAGTAGTTGTTTTAACTGGTGTACTTGGTGTAGTTGTGGTTACTGGGGCAGTAGGAGTAGTTGTGGTTACTGGTGCAGTAGAAGTAGTTGTTTTAACTGATGTACTTGGTGTAGTTGTGGTTACTGGAGCAGTAGGAGTAGTTGTTTTAACTGATGTACTTGGTGTAGTTGTGGTTACTGGAGCAGTAGGAGTAGTTGTTTTAACTGGTGTAGTTGATGTAGTTGTAGTTGGTGCAGTAGTAGTTGTTTTAGTTGTCTGGCTATCAGGTAACTGACCACCTTTCATTATTAAATTTTGTAAAGCTTCTTCATACTTATGTTTGTATTTTTGTGCTTTGTATTGGTATTTATCCATCAATATAATATAATTTAGAATAATATTATAATGATTTATATTTTTATAAATAAAATGATCATTTTTTGGTCTTTCGTATTAATTATTTTTTTAACTTATTCATTTTAATTTATTCATTTTTAATTTATTCATTTTTAATTTATTCATTTTTAACTCCCTCTTTTTTGTGAATAACCTTCAAACATTTTTGCATTAGACATATTTTGTGTAATAAGATATGCGAATTTATTTTCAGTTTTAGAATCTAAATTCCATTTTATTCCTGCAAAACCTGTCGACAACCAAGTAATTAAAAATGAGTGATACAAATAATATTCTAATAAATCAATATTGTTGAATTTTACTAAATCAGATTTAACTGATTCTATTGTTTTATTAATACCATATACCGGAATTATTGATGATACAGTTGGTACTATAGATATATTTGTATTATTATTTTTTGGTGCAAAATATTTAATTAATATTTCATCGAAAAATGCAATTTCGGGATCAGCTATTTTTGCTTTCGCAATATTCGTAATTTTTGATAAGATTTGTTTAGTATAAAAAACATTATTACACATTTGATTTATTGCATAAAATGTACCTGTTCTATCCTGACCAGATTTACAATGATATGCTACAACAAATGTATCTGGTGAGATTTCATTTAAATATAGATGAATAATACTTATAAAACAAAACATATAATATCTAAATTCTTCTCTAGATAATAATAAATTTTTATAAGTAGCATAATTAGTATTTGTTTTAATATCATGAGCAAATATGTTATTGAGAAATTTTATTAATAAAACTTTAGCCGGTGCATATTTATCATCGCGAGTATTAGTAATCCATTCAGTTAATCGATTTAAATATTTATCAATATTTTCAGAAGTATTTGCAGATAAAGTAGTAGTTATAGTATTATTAACATTTGAATTTATAAACATATTAAAAAAACTAATTGAATTATCATTTAAATATTCTAATGATTCGATATCTACCATTTTTCCTTCAGATACCTTATCCTTGGCAATTGTAGAACAACCAAAAAAATTACACGTGTCTAATAAAGATATTAAGATTACTTTTTTTGATCTATTTGAATAATTTCGAAAATAATTTTTAATTAAACTACATTGATCTTTATTTTCTATTTCCTTGACTATTGGTGTACCATAACGAAATGATCGCACTTGTGTATTCTCTATAGAGAAAACAACATCATACATATTTACCAAAATTGGAGCTGTTTCTGATTTAAATAAAGTAACTGTTCCTTGAGCGAAACCATTGACTGAATTACTAATTTCAGGCATTTCATTTAATTTAGTAGATTTTATTAATTTAATCGATTTTGGTGTTAATTTAATTCTAGAATCATTTGGCCCATCAAATTCAAATAACATGGGATCATTAATAGCTGTATATGTTTTATCAACAAATTCATTAGCCAAATAACCAAAACATTTTTTATCATATTTTTTTGTTAATAATTTTTTTTTTGTTAATAAAGTTTTCATTTGTTCAACAGCTAAATTATATGGTGTTTTCTTATCTGTAATGTATTTCTTTACAAAATTTTGTAAAGCAAATTTATTCATATTTACTGGATTTGTAGAAGTTGTAGAAGTTGTATCTATCGAACTCGCCCTCTTTAATAATTTAATATATTTCGAAATATAATCAGGATCAAATGTTGTATTGAAAATATTTTGAAATTGTTCACTAATTTTATCACCATGTGTTTTTATGCATTGTTTTCCTAAATCATTAACTACGCTCGAACCTCCATCATTATATTTAATTTGTTCAATTTCAGCTTTTAATTGATTGTATTTGGCAAGATATTTATAATACTTTAATTCATAATTATTTGATGTTTCCATTCTTATAATTTAATCAAATATAATAAATTTAAATATATTAAAATCAAATATACTAAAATTTAAATAAAATAATGTTTTTTAATTAATAATTTTAACAGATAACTTATTCTGTTTTTGATTTGATTTTAAATACAATTACACCATATTTAATTGCATCCAATTTATAATTACCATTATCAAAATTTTCATATGTATGTATTGCTTCTCCTATTGTATCAATCTGTGGCAAAAGTTGTTCTACACCAATATCTGTTATTGCTTCTGCAAATGAATCATAAAATTTTTTTCCTATAATTTTTGTTCTAATTGGAGGTAAGGTCTGATCCAGATTATGTTTGAATATCCATACATCACCAATATTCATTTTTTGTCTTTTATGATCATTTACTCTGACTTCATATATTTTATTACCATCTCTAATGTATTCATAATATGGAGATTGCAATTTTGATTCATGTGTTTGGATTTGTTTTAATTCTATGTCTTTTTTCAATTCTGTATTTTGTTTTAATTCTATACCAAATGCTAATACACCATATCTGGCTTCATCATCTGGTGAATAATACTGATGATTAATATTAACTCCATCATTAATTGATTCAACATTTGGCAAGATCTTATCTAAAGTTTCTGATTTAAGCATTGCTTTTGAAGTTTTGGATATTTTTTTATATATGTAATAGTTGTTATAATTTTCATCTTTTTATTTGATTCATTCTAATATATATTATTTACGAAAAATTAAATACAAATTATTAAGCTATTAAATTAGGAAAACCAATAATGAATTAGAAACAAAATATTTAAAATTATTATCTAATTCAAAAACATAATAATGAAAGTTCCATATATTCCAAAAGAGTTATTGCATATAATATTAGAATACGATGGTAAAATTAAATATAAAAATGGACAATATATAGATATTATAGCAAAAAATGATGAAAGATATAATATTATTAAACCGATTATAAATAAGAAAATTGAAATATTAAAAAAAATACACATTATTGATCGTGAATTTTATTTTGAATTTGGATTTGACTCGCTTCGCAATGTGGGTTTATGTTATGACCTTGGTTTTAATTCTCCTAACATTTTTGAAATATGTTATTATGATACAAGAAATAATGGTTGGAAACAAATTAGAACATATATATAAATTTTATATCAAATTAAGGAGTTAAATTCAACGCAAAAAATTAGTAGCAAAAAATTCAAAGCAAAAAATTTGAATTAAATACAATTTATGGAGCTATTAAATAATAAATAAATCATTTTAAATAAAAAATGAATCATTCTGAATATTTAGATCTTGAAACTACTTTTGAAGATCTGAATAAAATGTTATATTATGAAGAAATACTAGATTTAACAAAAGTAATGATGTATCATCTTAGTAGTATCAATAATATTAAAGTAGATCAAATGGGATCAACGCAATATGGTAACATACCTCAAATTTATGGTAACATACCTCAAATTTTTAGAAAAATATATCAAGAAGAACAATTTACTAAATATTTTAAAATCGCTAATATGATACTTCGTAGAGGTAGAGACAATATAACAATTATGTATCTTTGTATTAAGGCTGAACTAATACATATAAAGTCAGAACTAGTAAAATTAAATTCAAAATATGGTTCAATTGAAAATTTACAGCAAATTATTGATAAAGAATTATCTATAAGACCAGATACTAAGTTAGAAAAAAAAGATTCAGAAATACCTATAGCTATACCAGTTTTTCTATAATATCATATTTAATTATAAATAAAATTTATGGCAAAAAATTGTATAGTAAAGATGATAAAAACATAAATATAATAAATTATACATCATTTCGATGTATAATTTATTATATTTATGTTTTTATCATATTGCTAACCTAACATCTCTCTGAGATGTCCTGGTATTAAATAAAAATTATGTAGCTATTATATTATAAATTAATTTAAATTAAAAAATATAACTGATGTATCAATTCTTGATAAAGTAAATTATTACTTTATTTTTCGTTGTTTAATTCATAAAAAATTGATATAAAAAATATTTCATGTACTTTTTATATCAATATAATTAATTATTACGGATTTTATGAATTTTATACCAGATGATATATTTAATTAATTCTATTTTATTTCATACATTTTTTATAATATATTGTATATTATAAAAAATGTATTACGAAAAATATTTGAAATATAAAACAAAATATTTAAATTTAAAAAATATAAAAATGATTGGTGGAACTTTATCTGAACTAGATAGTTTAGATGTTTCTATAAAAACAATTATATTAATGGGTGAAGCCCATACACTCAAAACTAATTTGATAGAATATAATAATATTATAAAAAAACAAAAACAAATAATTGATTTGGTTCTAAGTAAGTTTGGTCAAGATAAAACATATTGTTATTCAGAAGCACCGAAAGAATTTAGAGACCTAGCTTTAAGAACAGATAATATTTCTTCATCTGTTATTTCTCAATATACAATAAATAAAATTCCTATAAAATTTTCAAATATTACTACATGTGATAGAGAAAATAGTCAATGCGATGATAAATACTCAGATGATATATTATCAATTTTTGATGAAGAGCCACACATAAATTGTATTATTGCTGCAATAGGTTTATTACATGTATCAGAATTAAAACAATTTATTAATATAAAACGACCAGATATAAAAATTATAATTGTAAATACGGTATCACACAAACAATTATTGCCATTAAATATGAAAGAATATCCAGCATTGATAGAATTATTAAAAATTGAATCACCGTATGAATTACCAATTGAAAATTTTATAGTTGAAGTTTTATATAATAAGTCTAATGAAAAGATATATAAATGTCCAGATTGTCAAACTATAACTGGAGAGTTAGCACCCAAAAATCCAACTGATACTTCGCTTTTTTCTCACCGTTATTTATGTCCTAATAAAAATAAAATACCTATAGAAAAATTATAATGTTTATATAAAAAAATAACTGATGTATTAATTCTTGATAAAGTAAATACATTAATTGGACATGTTGCAAAAATAATTGATGTATTTATGCTTGATAATGTGTAAAAATTAATAATTTGCGCACATTATCAAGCATATATTAAAGGTGGATAAATTATTACTTTATTTTTTGTTCCATAATTCATAAAAAATTGATATAAAAAATATTTCATGTACTTTTTATATCAATATAATTAATTATTACGGATTTTATACCAGATATTATGAATTTTATACCAGATGATATTATTGATGTGATAATTAAATATGTAGACAACAAACATTTATATGATTGCAATAAATATTTAAATTCATTAAAATATTATAAATTTAATAAAAAATATTCATTAAAATATTATGATGATGAACAATTTAGAAAATTAGTTCAATTAAAAATACCTAAAAATAAATTAAGTTTAAATTTATCCGAGTGTGATAAAATAACTAATGTATCAATGCTTGGTGGATTACATTCATTAGATTTATCTTGGTGTGATAAAATAACTGATGTATCAATGCTTGGTAAATTACATACATTAGATTTATGCGGTTGTTATGATATAACTGATGTATCTATGCTTTCTGGATTACATACATTAAATTTATGCGGTTGTAATGATATAACTGATGTATCAATGCTTGGTGGATTACATACATTAAATTTATGCGGTTGTAAAAATATAACTGATGTATCAATGCTTGGTGGATTACATACATTAAATTTATCTTGTTGTAATAAAATAACTGATGTATCTATGCTTGGTAAATTACATACATTAGATTTATCTTACTGTCAAAATATAACTAATGTATCTATGCTTGGTAAATTACATACATTAGATTTATCTTATTGTGAAAAAATAACTGATGTATCTATGCTTGGTGGATTACATACATTAAATTTAACAGGTTGTAATAAAATAACTGATGTATCTATTCTTGATAAAGTAAATACATTAATAATTTAGTATATCAAAAAATAAAAATGAATTAAACTAAACTATTAATTATAATTATAAAAATGTCTCTAAACATTGGTAAAATGAATGAATATATTGAACAGATTACACTAACTTTCAAAGCTAGGTGTGATAAATTACTTAGAATTAAAACTAGAATTCATGATAATCCTTTCGATGATCATAGGCATATTAGAATACGTTATACAACATTATCTATAACAGAGATTGTTGATTATCTTAGTAAAAATGGTACTTGTTATAATATTTTTGAAATAGATTTTATATCAAAATCATTAGTAGATCTTGACGAAACTGATTCTAAAGTCTTTACCGTATTAAGAAAAATTTGTATAGCAAGATGATAAAAACATAAATATAATAAATTATACATCATTGAAAATGATGTATAATTTATTATATTTATGTTTTTATCATCTTTGCTAACCTAACATCTCTCTGAGATGTCCTGGAATTAAATAAAAATTACGGAGCTATTATATTATAAATTGATTTAAACTAAAAATGGAACAAACCATAACAATTTTTAATTGTGAAAATAATAAATATTTTATTTCAAATACACCTGCACCTACACCTATACATATACCGACACATACACCTATACCTACACCTGCACATATACCTACATCACCATTAAATTATTCCACAAAAAAGCCAAAACATTATGAAATATCTACTTTTGTGAATGTTTGCTGTAATCCTCGTATAAAACAATATGATTTTGTTCAAATTAATAAAATAATCAACATAAAAAAAATAAAATCTATCTCTATTGATTCTAAATATATGAGACAATTTCAATCTGCCAAGGATTATATTTATCCATATATTGATAAGCTTGTTTTCAAATATATGAATAAATATGGTATTGATAATGTTAGAGGTGGGTCATATACAGATCTAATACTTTCACCAGTTCAATATCAATTTATTTCAAATAAATTAAAAAAATTATATAAATCTCATAATATGGCTAAACAAGATATTGTTACTGATACTGATACTGATACTAAAACTAAAACTGATGTTGCTCATACTAATAATACTGATGTTGCTCGTACTAATAATACTGATGCCAAAACTAATATTGATGCCAAAACTAATATTGATTGTGAATGGGAAAATGATGATATAGATACTAATTCAGATACTAATTCGGATACTAATTCAGATACTAATTCAGTTGATAAAACTGTTGATAAAGTCGACATTAATTCTATTTTAAATGATCTAAATAAAATGACATTTTATGTTGAAATATTAAGATTATGTTCAGATATTGATCCAGATCATTTTACTATAGATGATTTGAATAATATTATTAAGAAAAATACAGGTCCAAATATATCAGTTAGCTCGATTATTAATTACCCAATTATTCGCAAGATTGAATCTTATTCATATCATCTTCTAAACTTTTCTACAAGATCAAATTATGTTGAAATTATAGAAAGATATCGAGAATTAAAAACAAATCTTCCATTAAATTTAATAACTCAATATCTAAATCTTAAAGCTGAATTAATACATGTAAAATCAGAACTAGCTAAATTAAATTTAAAATATGATTCAGTTGAAAATTTACAAAAAATAATTGATGAAGAATTAAATAATCCGGATAGATTAGATTAAGATAAAATTAAGATTTTTCAAACAGCTAAACTAATTAAAAGTCTTTTTTGGTTAAATTCGTCTCTCTCTCTCGCTAAAAAGTTTTAAAAAACTAGTTTAAAAACTAGTTTTTTCACTCGATTTTTTTTCTTATTTTATCATATGAATACTACTAAATTAGATGAAATACAAATGTGATAGATGTTTAAAGGAATTTACTCAGAAATCTAATTTTGATGTGCATATACATCGTAAGAACCCATGTAAGAATATAATACAAGATATTAATACATCTGTAATTTTATTTCCTCAAAATTCCTCAAAAAATCCTCAAAAATCCTCAAAATTCCTCAAAAATCCTCAAAATTCCTCAAAATCACTCGAAAATAACTTGAAAAATAATATTAATTTATCTGATACAGATACAGCATTTATATGTGAATTTTGTAATAAAACATATACTAGATCAGATAATTTTAAACGTCATCAAATTCAATTTTGTAAAAAAAGGAAATTAAACGAAGATAATGAAATTTTAGTTAAACAAAACAAAATAATTTTAGAAGAAAATAATATTCTAAAAGAGCAATTAAATAAATTTGAGAAATTAATAAAAGCTAATCCACAAAAAAAAATAAATAATATAATTAAAAATAAAACAACTAATTCTAATAATATTATTCAGCATCAACAAAATAATAATATTAATATTAAAATGGTCAGTTTTGGAGATGAAGATATTAAGAAGCTAACCGAAGATGAAATTTTATCTATTTTAACATCAAAAAGTAAAGTATTCGTTAATCTAATTAAAGCAATTCATCTTAATGATAGACTTCCTGAATATAATAATATATTAGTTAATAATTTAAGATCTGATTATTGTTCTGTTATTGATGACAATAAATTAGTAATAAAAAATAAAGATAAAATGTTAACTGAATTAATAGAAATGCGTCTTTCAGATCTTAAAGATCTTGTTTCTCAATATAAAGCTAATAAAAAACTCCCTAAAAAAGATTTAGAAATTTTAGCATCTGTATTAGAATTCCTTAAAACAATTAATTTAGAAGATGAAGATGTAGATGGGAATATAATAAGACCAGAAAAATTAGTGATGAAAAATATTAAGGAACTTTATAAAGAACTAACATATATATTTTATGATAATAGAGATCTAGTTAATAAAAATATTACAAAAATATCAGCAGATGAAATGATTGCTTATTTGGATGTATAAAAATTTGTATATCATCTTGCTAACCTAACATCTCTCTGAGATGTCCTGGAATTAAATCCAAAGAACTAATCCAAAGAACTAATCCAAAGAACAAATCCAAAGAACTAATCCAAAGAACTAATCCAAAGAACTAATCCAAAGAACTAATCCAAAGAACTAATCCAAAGAAC